CGAGCGCATCCTTAACTCTAGTCCGTTCTTCTCTACGCACTCTAATCTTTTCAATAGCCGGTAACTCCCTGAATCTTTCAAGAAGTGTTTCGTGAGATATAATATCTCTATCTGCCAACTGGACTAGCAATTGTTTTTGTGCTGCTTCGTCTGACAGTATAATTGAGTCGAAGTGAATCTCTGCGGGGAATCTAAAGCCCATAGCTTTCTGGACAAGCTTAATCTCGTGCTGCCAAAACCCTTTTAGTATCTCTCGACCATATTCGAGTCTTTCTACTAAGGTTTTCAGGCTGACAAAGTTGTTAGTATATCCACCACCCGTAGCCGCACCAGTTAGGGTTGGAGGAATCCCAAGACCCGCATATACGCTTGTCAATACTGGCTGGTATTTTTCTGAACCTAAAAATTTATATACCTGTGTGCTGCTTTCTTTAAAGTCAATCTCAGGGCCCCACACTAAATCCATAGTTCCTCCACCGACATTGCTAGCAAGGATATCTCTGAGTTTATTGATAGCCGCTTTGGTCGGTATAATCTTATGGTCTAAGTCACCAATTCTCCACAATCTAACGTTAGATATAGCGCCATCAAGAGCTGCTAGGTCTGCGAGCTTCATTTTTTCTAGCATAATAATGTCATCGAGGATTGCGTAAATCATTGGATTTGCCCAAAGGTTCCAGTCATCTTTTTTGTAATGGAACATCCTCACTTTGTCTTTATCTAGGGGAATTTCTCTTTCGCCCTGTGCAAATCTTTTCATCATCGCGGCAGGTAGGTTCGGTCGTTTTCCACCGCCAGACATCACCAAAGAATTCATTGTTGTCTTTGACACCTTTAGTACATATTCGAGGTCTCCTGTAAACATCGACGCATCAATATTTTTAACATCGACAGCCAAAGGGTTAAGAAAATCATATTTCCAAGGAATCTCTCTCTTGGTAACGTCTATATTTTCAATCTTCATATCTGCGGCAGCGGTACTTCTCTTGAGTTCGGATTCTTTTTTCTTGCTTATTCTAGCAGTGTTTCTCTTTACCGTAACGTTTCCACATCTGTAAAGATAATTTAAGAATCTCTCTGACCTATCTAAGCCACCAATTTGCTCGAACCATTTTCTATAGAATCTTTCAATTGTCTTGTTTGGGTGGACAAGAGTAATCCCCTGAGAGGCAAAATCCCCCATCAGATCGATAACATTTCTGATAATGCCAACCTTATCATATGCTTGCATGCACGCCTTTATGATGCGTTTTTGATGTGTTGGAACGGCTTCGCCGGGACGAAAGGCAGTATAATCACCCTTGTAAAAACTAGGACGAACTGAGCGAGAAGACTCAATGTCTAGGTATGTTCTATTGTCGTAAGCAAAGGATTTTTGTATGCCATCATAAGCATGAACAGCGTCAGAAGATGCTTCATAAGCCTTGCTACGCTCTTGGTCATTTCCCCATGTTAAATAAAGGTCGTCTGCCATTTGTATTGTTCCTTAAACAATAGTATTGATAATTCTATTACGTTTAGATATACACAGTATTAGTATATATCGCCCATATTTTCTGTAAACCACGAAGGGCCCTGATATAAGGGGCCATCATCACCATCTTTATCGTTCTTTTCTGCCGACCTTTCGGCAAACCCACCGTAGTGGTCATAAGTCCGTACTGTTCTCTCTACAAACATCTGTCTGGCAGACATGTTGGCCATAATCAAAGAAGAGTAACGGTCTTTTCTTAGTCGCCTTTTTCTACCCGCCGCTACCTTTACTTCGGGAGTATCCCACTTTTCTCTACCTAGTCCTGTTTGTGTCATTATAATCATAGATAGCTCATTCTTAAGCTCCTCTATCTCCATAACACAGTCCTCTAGAGTGTCATACACCCTTCCGTGTATACCGTCATCTTCAGCAGAAAGACCGAGGCTCACAGCGTCGAAGTCTGGGAACAAAACGAGCTTATCTTCAAAGTCTTTTCTGAGTCCATGATTAGCCTCTGCGAGCCAATCGTATTTTGCAAACTGACACATCCGCAATATGTGTAATCCGGGTTCGTCATCTGTGTCTTTAGGTTTATCATAATCTATGACTGGCCATATCTTGACCTCTCCCTCTTGAACCTTGTCTTTGTCATGTAGGGCTTCCATAACGGCTATACCGCCACCCTGAGCGTCCAAAGCTATTTCCACACAAGGGAATACCCTCATAAGGTTTCTAATCTTTCTAGCACAGTACGAATAAAAATCATCCTCCTCAACAAGGTGAGACTTGAGCTTCTCTCTATGTTGGCTCCTGTTTGTAGTCCAGCAATGAACAATACGTCTATGGTCTTTGTTTACCTCTAATACAACAATACTAAAGTTATCAACTTCTGATGCAGGGTCAACTCCAAAAATATATTGTTTGTTTGGATCTCCCTTTAGCTGTGATTCAAAATTAATATCCTCGCCGTTTATCTTTATGCTGTTTTCTGGAGAGGCAATGCACCCCTCAATTAAAGACCTTTTAAAGAAGCCCTGACTATCTGTAGTAAAACATGCCCCATACTCCATCTGGAATATGCCGGAGTGAATTGTTGCTCTTGCTCTTGCTACCTGACCCTCGTCCATAAAGCCTGCGGGAATGGTTGTTACAGGCATGCGGATTACGGAATAGTCCTCCCAAGCAAAATCCTCTGGAACATCATCTCCAAAAATCTCCCTAAGTCTAGTCCTATCTCCCTGACTGTTTATAATATCTCTATACCTCTTCCAATATTCAGCAAAGTGATTGAAGTCATAGTAAGCGGTACCGGATAAAATAATTTGGTTTGACTTATCCTCAGCCAGTCCCGTCTCTGCCTCTTTGTAGTCTACGCCAAGTTCGGACGCCTTTTTCTGTCTAGCTCTAGCCTTAACCTTCTCTATAGGAGAGGATGCTACCGCAGCAAAACCGGCAACAACGTTTTCAAAAATCTCTCGTGGAATAGACGCAAATTCGTCTGCAATAATATCGTTCGCGCGCTGACCACGAATCTTGCTTCCATCACCCAGAGGTAAACAGGTTATAGTACTATCTCCAATGTGCATAACACATCGGTCAACATCTCTTCTGGGGCCACTACTAGAGCCGCACAGATCCCTCAAGACAGGCGCATTCTTCCAAATAGTGTCCATATACTCAAACAGAACTTTAGATTGCCTAAAAGCCGCACCGACGACAATGATTTTTCGTCTAGGCATAAACAAAGCCCTTAGCAAGGGATACACAGAGAGTAGGAATGATTTACCCATACCACGACTACCAATGAGCATTGGGAATTTCTTGTTCCACACCTCTTGGAGTATGAGAGACTGAAAAGGGGATAACTCAATATTAAGAACATATTTACAAACAAAAGAGAAGTACTCTGGCCTCATCATGAGCCAAGCTGTTCTCTCTAGCATCTTTTCTGGGTCGTTATCGTAAAAAAGAAAATCCATAGGGTTGAATAAATCTTCTTCCCTTAGGTCTACGCCTAACCAAGCATCCTCTATAGTCTTTATTATGTTTTTTTCGCTCATATTTTTTTCAATAAGGTTTCTACAGAGTTTTTCCCTCTAATTAAAACATCAGCGAACCCATACTCTACCGCCTGCTCCCCGCTAAGTATCCAGTCTTCTTTTACATTCAGTCTACGCTTAAGTATAGCTTTAATCTCTTCGGGTTTCTTGCTCTTAAAAGCCGAGCCCTTCTTGCAGCACTTGGTATATATATCATACATTGCATTTTTACTACGCTTAAGGGCCTCTGCGTTAGATATAAACTGTTTTGTCGTTCCGCTAAGCTCACAAGCCCCTTCATGGATAACCCACTCACAGTTAGAGTGTGTCGCCCTGATACCTTTTCCAAAAACGGCCTGTGGGATTATACTCCCCATCGAAGATGCAGAACCATAGCAGATAAACAAAAACTTGCACTTGCTGGCTATAATTGCATCATAGATAGCTAGTCCGGCACTCTGGTCTCCTCCCACGTTGTATTGATGTATAACAACAGGGTTAGAATTTAAAGATTCAAGCATTACTAGGTTCTTGATAAATGTTACTGCGTCTTTAGAAGACAGTCCATCATCATCTGCTGGAGAAAGGAATATTTCTCGCGTACTAGACAAAACCCCATAGTCGTGCCAATTTGACAGTGCTGAATAATTATTAGGTCTATTCATGAAACATCTCGTTTAATCTCTTAAAAATACTGCTAGCGACATAGAACCCGTTTGTCTTATCTCCACAAAACAAAATATGTACTCCATTCCATATCTGGTATTCCATAAGGGCTTTTAATAAGTACTTCCCTGTGACTTTTCTCTCTGCTATTTTACTTTTTGTAAATTCCGGTCTTGCTTTCTTCATTTCCTCAGAAAAGATAGAGTTTGGATAATTAACCAAATCGTCCAAAGTAAACTCACAAATAATGAACTTAAAGGGAAACTCCCTCATTCTTTTCATCTCTTCTCCAAAAGCCTTTTTCTTTTTGCCTAAATTGGTGGCTATTTCTTCCACACTAAACTTTCGCTCCATACAAACCATTTCCTCGAAGCCCTTGAGCGTGTAGTCGCCCGTCTTAAGCGTTTCGACACGCATACCGTCACATCGGTCGGATTTGTTAAAAATCCAGCCACGCTGCTCTCTGGTGTCTTTAATGACAGTATAGTTTGGTATTTTTTTTGCCATTTGTTTAGTATCTCCGTGTTATTTTTTCACCATACATATCAACCCTACAGATACCGCTCTAGATTCGGGGTCTAGGTTTGGCCACTCACCATCTAGTCCAGACAAGTATTCCGAGGTTTCCCATGTTTCAAGACCCTCTAGGTATGGTCTTAACATTGAAGCCTTAACGGATGTAGCTCCATCAAAAGCTCTTGGTGATGTCTCCCAATCGTGACATGAAAATTTACAACCGCTTTTTACTATATTGTCAAAAAACTTAAAATCTTCTAAGTTAAGGGTAGGGTCTTCGGGACCGTCAAAGAACAGAAAGTCAGGAGGGGGAAAAAGCTGACTTGGGAAAATATACTCAAATTCTGAAGAAAACGATAGGAACTTGATAAAGTCCTTATACCTTTCGTTCTGCCCATAAAACTCTCTAGCCGGTCCATTTTCCGGATCTGCGGTTAGAAGAACAGAGTTTTGACACTTGCCCTCGTCCCGCAGTCTAGCCATAGCCTCAGCTATAGAAAAAGTAGAACCTCCTCCTGATCCACCGCCGATTTCTACTACCGTAGAGGGCTCACTCGTATAAACCCAATCAAAAAGTTTTTGTCTTTCTAGGTCGGACATCTGGCCTGTAAGCCATTCTGGTAGTTGATGCTCTGCTTCTCTTGGTAAAATGTTTTCCATTACCTCTCCAATAATCCTAATAAATAATATTCGTAGTGCTCTTCTTTACCTGTAACCTCTTTATGGCAATTATAGCAAAGAGATATTCCGTTGCTTACTTCGTATCTCAACGAAGACGCGCTAGCCCATTTTCTAATGTGGTGAACATACAGTTTTTTACGTTTGCCCTTAACACCCTTAGACTTGCACATCTTACAAGTAAACTTATCCCTCTTCAGAACATCAGTCCTGAACTTCTTGTAGCTTGGGTCTGAGTAGTTCCTCATCTAAATCTCCATCAATCATATTGTGTACTAATTGTTCAAACGAAATTTCAGGCTCCCATCCAAGTTGGTTCTTTGCCTTGTCTGGAATACCTAATAGATAATCAACCTCTGCCGGTCTGAAGAATTCTGGATCAATAAATACGAAATCTTCCCAGCCACTTATTCCAGCTCTCTCAAAAGCAATATCTAAGAAATCTCTAACGCTATGAGTCTTTCCTGTCGCCACAACATAGTCTTCGGGAATGTCTTCTTGTAACATAAGCCACATAGCCCGCACATAATCTTTCGCGTGACCCCAATCTCTCTGTGCATCTAAATTTCCAAGTCTGAGCTTAGGAAAGCGAGGTGTTGCTATCATGTCTATGAACTGTCGTTCTCTTGGCATGCTAATGCCCTCTTCCCCAATAGTAAATCTACAGTCGTATGGTATTTCAGTGGAATTTTTTTTCTCCCAAGCCAAGAATCTAGCTATCCATTTAGTAATCTTTCTGGTTACGAAGTTTTCTCCTCGTCGCTCACTCTCATGATTAAATAATATACCACAACATCCAAATATCTCATAACTATCTCTATAGTTTCTTACAAGGTGATGCGCGGCCAGTTTAGCGATGGCGTAAGGTGACTGAGGAATAAAAGGTGTGTCTTCATCTTGATATTTCAATGTAGGACTGATCCCAACAAGGATATCTCCCGCACTTGAATCGGCTTCGGCTACTGAATAGTTTCTGCCAAACATTTCGCTCGAAGACGCCTGATAAAACTTAATGTGTTCCTTTCTAGAACACGCTCTGATCGCTTCTAAGATGTTTAAACATCCAGCGGCAGTTACGTCCCAAGTTAGTGTCGGCTGCTTAAATGAGGTACCTACGTGCGACTGTGCGGCAAGATTATATACTTCGTCCGGCTCATGTTTATTAATAATGTCTGCAACACAAAATCCATCGGTAATATCTCCCTCGACGAGTAAGAAGTTACTATTCTTCAATTGCTCGCCGATTCTCTCGGTCGTATCCACACTACTTCGTCTAGCGACTCCTACTACCTTATAATTTTCAGAAAGTAGCAAGTCGGCTAAATAACTACCGTCTTGGCCTGTCACCCCAAATATAATTGCGGTCTTCATATTATTTTCCTCCTTTAGTGGTTTCTGCGGACAGAAATGGTTGATCTATCTGTCCATCCTCATATTGAATATACTGTGATAAACGCTCTTTCTCAGCTTCGGTTGCCAAACGCATTTTTTCCATCTCCATTCCTATTTTACTGCGAAAAGTAGGATCTGATGATATCTGTTTCACCAGCGATGCAAACGTCAGCTTAGAGTCTTCGATTTGTTTAATACGCTGCTCTCTCGTTCCCTTAAGGTCTTTGAGCATTATTGCTTTACGTGTCTGGAGATCTTTATAATCCTTAGATAGCGTCTCATGCGCCGCCCTAGCCATAGATACTTGGCGCTCTAGTGACGAGATGTAGTCACGGTCTTGATCCGCAGTATCTTGTTCCTTCTCTACCTGAATTAGAAGCTGCGTCGCCTCGATGTCTGTCAAGTTTTCGTTTTGGCTCGTTAAGATACGATTCATTAGAATTTCGAGCTTGATGGTATCCACGATTTGGATTTCTTCTGTGTGAAACACGTCGTCCTTGAACTGCGCCCACATCTTCTTGAAGTGGAACTGAAATAAGTCCAATTCTGACTCAGAGAACTGCTTTAATAGTTCGTCCCAATAAGGTTTCTGTCTGAGTTCCCGATGGGCCTCGACTTCCTTTTTCTGTTTCGCCGAGAACCCTACATTCTCTTCGATCCACGCAGTTATAGACGAAGCACTACGATCAAGATGATCGGCTATGGCCTCTGGAGAAAGAGCCTCGCAGTTTTGCTCGATATATTGTGTCTCTTCTACTGAAAAACGCCCTCGCTTCATTCGCTTTCAATTATCTCCCTGATTACTGCCTCTATCTCTGCTTTCCTGTTTTTGGATACTGAGACTCCGGCACACAATCTTAAATAGTCCGACCTCATATTTGAGGGCATATTCCTCTTGACTAACTCCATAATTTCGGAATTAGATATTTTGGACAATAAGTCCTCCTCTTCACGAGCGACGCTGAAATTTTCTAAGTTAGCAGGCTCTAGAAGATTCTTTTTCCTCTTCTGTACCTTCTCTGCCTTACCTTCGTCCTGACGAAAGTAGTTATCTCTTTTAAAATTCTTTAATCTATTTGCCATGTGTACAAATAGGAAATTCTCTAAAGGTTTACTCTCATCATATCTTTCAAGCGCCTCCATACCTATAATAAAAGCTTCCTGCTTTATATCTTCAGTAGTATAGAATGCGAACGTGAATTTGTTGGACAGTCTTTCGCTAACCTTAGTAATTATATCAACAACTTCTTGCTCTGACATATTACTAGGTATTTTCAACTATTGAGGCCCCCTCATACGGACTGGAGGGTCATCAGAGTCTGGCTCCTGAGCCGCAGCTTCTTCTACTTCTTCTTCGGCTTCAGCTTCTTCCTCTTCGACTTCTTCCTCTTCTTCGCTTACAGCTTCTTCAACTACTGGCATTTCAACAGAAAGTTCTTCGATAATCGCCGCCGCTTCTTCTGCAGAGGGGTCTTCGACTTCCAGCTCGTCCGCTACTGCATCTTCTAGCTCTTCAGAGGCTCTGGCTACGAATTCGGATTCAATTTCTTTTGGTTCATCTTTATTACTTGGCATGGGAACTCCATTTTATCTGTGTTAAAAGTGTTACAATCGTATACAACATTATAGGTGTTTTGTAAAGTAATATACACAAAAAAGGATGGTTTTTAAAAAAAAGATGATAAACATAAGGGATAAATACATATTCACTCACGTAGAGAAAACCGCCGGAACCAGTATGGCTTTTGAGTTACAAAAGAACCACCTTGGGTATATATATTATATCGCCACAAATTTTGCTGACAGAGATAGAAAAGGTACATTACAGCTCGCTCCTCTGGAGGAAATGAAAGACAACTACCCAAACAAACACATCGAGCTCGAAGGGTTTAAGCCATTTATGCCAGAACACGAATGGGATCAATTTTTTAAGTTCGCTTTTGTTAGAAATCCGCTAGACCGGCTGGTTTCCCTCTATGTTCATATAGTTAGCACATATTTTAAGACAGAAGAACGCATTACAGCCCAAGATATCTTAACACGTAAGCCCGAAATTATTTTTGAGATGCCAAACCTAGACGGAAGCGGCATTTTAACTCATTACGAGGTAACATTTGATTTCTTTGCCCGCCACTTCAGTAATAGAGGGCTACACGGACAAGTCAAACAGCTATCTGACCAAAAAGGTAATATAATAACTAACTTCACTGGAAAGTTCGAGACCCTAGAGGCTGATTGGAAAAAAGTATGCGAAAAGATCAAGATCGCCCCAAACCTTCCTAAAAAGAATATGTCAGAAGGAACTAAGGGTCTTTATAAACAATTCTATACAGATGATCTCAAGGAGTTTATTTATGATAGAGACAGTGAGGACTTTGAGCGGCTAGGGTACGAAAAGATATAAAAGATTAGCAGAAAAAAGTATATGGGCGAGTTTACTAGTGAAGTTTAATATAATTATTAAGTATACATAAAAGGAATAAATAATGAGTGTGAATCCCTATAGACCTCCTAGTTATGATCCTGAAGATTATAAGACACTAGATCTGTCAAAATTTATGGTTGGGTGTGCGATTTTTGCAATTATATCTATGATATTTATATCTCACCCATTGTTTGTGGCTATAGTGGATGCTGTGCTCGATATCCCAAGACTAAAGCACTAAAGGAGTAAAATTAATGGAATTAAGAACATGTAGTAAGTGTGGGGAAGATAAACCAAAGGAAGAGTTTCATAAGGACGATACGACTCCTGATGGAAAGCATCGCTACTGTAAGGTATGCAGGAAGGAATTGTCCTCTAAATACTACTATAATAATAAGAAAAAAATAATCGCGGCCAATAGGGAATATAACCGTAAAAACAAGAAGAGAATACGTAAACGTCAACGAGAGCGGTATCAGGAAAATAGGGAACGTATACTTAAAGAACACGCACGGTGGCGGCAGAACAACCAAGGGTATAGCGCAACATACAAGAGGGAACGGCGGAGGAACGATCCAACATTTAGATTATTAAACAATATAGGAAATGGAGTATGGAGCTGTCTGAAGGGGAGAACAAAAAACTCTCGCACATTTAGTTATATTGATAAGTCGCCAGAAGAACTGATGAATTACTTAGAAAAGCAATTTACAGAGGGGATGAGCAGAGAAAACTATGGGGAATGGCATGTGGATCACATAAGACCCCTTGCTTCGTTTGAATTTGATAAATATAAAGAAGGATCTGCGGAATTTGAAGCATTATTGGGCGAGGCGTGGCATTATACCAATTTGCAACCACTCTGGGCGGCAGATAACGTCTCAAAAGGGGCGAGTTGGGGGCCAGTCGAGAAGGATTAGCTAATACATTGATATATTTTATGTTACTTTTCGTTTACACCACCACGGCACACGCGCGCATGGACATCTACTTTTCTACTGAACAAATAACTACCCTGACCTACTAGGGCGGCCGCCGACGGGGGCGCCTCACCCCCTAATAGAGGGGGAAAAAAGTATTTTGGGTTTTTTTCAGAAAAAGTTAAGTTTACCCTTGACAAATGCCGATAATAATAGTATACTTAAGACATAAGAAGTTAAGCAACAAACAAAGGACAACAAAATGTTTACAGTAAAAAAAGAACTACGATTTAACGGTGTTCACAATCGCTACTTAGTTGAACGGTTGCAAGGTGTTCGATATACTATTCACGCTACGACTACTAAGTTAAACATAGGCGATAAGCTAAATGTAATTAGTCCAATCGCTAATAGTAACGATAAAAAATACTTACTAAAAAAATACAAATAAAGTTAAGATTGCCCTTGACAAATGACGATACTTAGTATATAATAAGAGCATGACAAACAACGATACAAACAACAAAGGAAACAACGATATGATTAATGCAACACACAACGTAAGAGTTATCAAACACATTAACGGTAACTATGATACATACGCTAATTTTACTACAGTGCAAAATGCACTACATCATATGCGACGTATGAACTTCGCTAGTGATAGCTGGTACATCATTGACGCTAATGACAATCGTCTTAAGCTAAATGACCAAGGCAAATTAGTTGTGTTTAATAGTTTAATCGGACGCTAATAGGGCTTGACAAGTAATAGCATATAGCATACAATACTAGTATGACAAATAACAACATTCCAACGAAAGGGAATACAATGACTAGAATATCAGACTTAGAGTTTACTACCGAGATGCGTGAAAATGTTTGGGTTGGGCATAGTGTCCAAACCACTTCAGACGCTAGTCGTATGATTGCCAATGAGCGTATCGCTCAAGGCTACATCGAAGAATTCGGTGATGTAGAAATTGTGTACGATGACAAGTACAAGCAATGGGTAGTTCCTGCGTTCAAGGCTGAACGCGACGAATACAGTAAGCTGAAACAAGCCTACTGTAACCAGTTCGGTAGTAACTAGCTGGTAGTCGTAGCTAACCTAGCTACGCTATACGGGCTGAGGCACAGCCAGTTAACCAGCCAGCCAGCCAGCCAGCCAGCCAGCCAGCCAGCCCCACCAGTGGGGGGCGAGGGGCCCCGGCCGGGCACCCCCTACGAGGGGGGTAAAAATACTTAGTATTATTTCTATAAAATGTATCATTTACTCTTGACAAATTAAAGTTATTACGTTATAATGACGATATAAGTAATAGAGAAGTTAAGTTATTAAGGATAAGATTATGACACTAGCACGATTTTTAAACTACATTCTATACACCGACAAACGACCTGAAAACATTAGTGCAGCTCGTTGGTGTGCTATGAGAGTACACGCCGAAAGAAACTTGAAAAAAGTTTGATTTAGGGCTTGACAAAACAACAAACATAGTATATAATACAGACATGATAAACAACAATACAATCAACGAAAGAGAGATTAAGATGACATTAACACCTAGCGAACTATT